CGCAGATCCACCAAGCATCATGATGAGCTTGACTTCCGGTGCAACGTTGACCTTGTTTCTATACTTGACGTAAAGTTCTTCAAATACAGTATCGTAGTCTTCGACGCCCTCCATCACAGACTCGGACCAGCCCTCGAGCTGAATTTCAAAGGGGTTATATCTTTTGTTTAGGAACTCCAACCCTGTAACACACGCCACCAACATTCTTCTCGAAAACTTAATCGATTGATCAACCTCAATGCCGTAGGTGATTCGTTTAACTTCTGTACGAATGTCATCCACACTCGAATACATATTGAGGCGTTTATTAATGCTAACACCCTTCTTTTCAAGACGTGTAAGTTTGTTTAACAGGTCAGCCTTTTCTTCGTCGATCGACGCGTACCCCTTCGATGGTTGCTGTTCCACGTACCCACCGCCCGTATCACCGTAGTCTTCTTCCTCGTCAAAATACGGTTCAGCCTCACCATAATCCACTTCTTCAGAGGGAGCATTCGCTTGTACCGTTTGTTTATTTGGGTTGGCAAACGCATCAATCTCTTGTTGTTGCGGCATCATCGGTCGAGGCCTGGACATCGCCATCGGCCTCCGGGGTCTGGGTTGCGGCTTTGATGTTGAAATTTGAATTTCATCCATCAGGGCCTGTTCATTTTCATCAAGCTTCAGGATTTCAGTGTCACCACGATCGAGGATAATCTCTTCGTCCATCTACTCTTTATAATGAAACTAAACTACTACCTTTAACGCACTTTATAAAAAATGTCAGGTAGTAGTAAATGAAGTTCAACCGCAATATCATCCTGATTGTCATCAGCCTTGTTGCGATTTTGTATCTGATCCAACGTGTCGCCATCAGTTACTACCAGCCCAGACCGATCGAGATTGAACCGATCAATGAAGACTCCTTGTTCGACCTCGAACACAAGCTTGAATGTGCACCAGGTCACACGAAGGAAGGAAGCACGTACACCAAGGCTTTGACCCCGGGTGGCCTTTGCAAGTCTGAACAGCTCGTGCGTGATCAGGCCAGTTATGCCATCCTTGGTGGAATTGGTGGATCTTTAATCTAAGTCTACTGTAAATGACATCTGTCACATTCGGGTACCCGGATTTTGATTATGAATACTACACGATTACGGTGGATACAATTGGACAAGCGAATGCGAACACATTCACTGCTTATTTGAATACACCACTTCGTAATGTTGTTCAGGCTCGACTTCTCGGAGCTCGAATCAACACGGTATACAGTACAGAACATTGTTATATTTCCATCGATGAACTCGATAGTAATTTTGCCGACCGAACGACAAAGGATCCACCATTGTCTACGTCGACGCATCCAGGTCTCTCCGTTTTAAGAAATTCGTTCGCGTCTTTGGTGAGTAATACAACGGCGACTTCAGGTAACCAAGTCATCTCTTTCAAGGATGACTATGTCGTTGCCCAGCAATATTTGGATCCAATTTCTAAATTGGATCGTCTCACTGTTAATATTAGAGATGAGAACGGTGATCTGATTACACCGTCTACAGGTAATAATTTTTTGGTGCTTAGATTCATTTGCAGAAAGTCGAACTTAAATTAAACCTTTCCTTATTGTAAATATGTCATCCGGTGTTGTAAAGCTCATCGCCATTGGTGCTCAAGATGAACATATTATGGGAAAGCCAGAAATTTCTTTCTTCAGTTCGACGTTCAAAAGACATTCCAACTTTTCACAGACCGTCGAAAAACAAACAATACAGGGGGCTGTGAATGGTAATTCCATGTCTACGATTCGTTTCGAAAAAACAGGTGACCTTTTGGGGTACACCTACTTTACAATTGATGATAATAACGCAGCGTTAGATCATCCAGACTGGTCACGTCTTATTGACTACGTCGAACTTTTGATTGGTGGCCAAGTTGTTGATACCCAGGACTCCATATTTACGGAAAAAATTGCCATAGATACTTTTGCAAACAATGTATCCAAGAGTTCCAATGGTCCTCATCCTGGTTCAAGTGCTCGTTCTTACTTTTACCCACTTCGTTTCTTCTTTTGTGAAAGTCCTCAAAATGCTCTCCCATTGGTGGCGTTGAACTATCACAATGTGGAAATCCGTGTTCACTGGGGTCCGGATGCACAAAACTATAAATGGTCAGCCTACAGCAATTACTACTATCTTGACAATGAAGAACGCGGCGCGGTTGCGACACGTGACCATGAAATGCTCATTTTCCAGGTCCAGAAGAATATTCCGAGTAATGAACACATCCAGGAGCTTCACTTCAATCACCCAGTCAAATACATCGCGAGTTCTAATACGAGCGATTATAGTGCGTTAACATCTTATGATAACAAGGTCAAAGTGACAATCAACGGTGTCGACATTGATGGATACAAGTGGGCTCGTCCGCATTTTATTGAAGTCATGAACTACTATCACACAAATTTTGTGACTTCGCCAGACTTTTTCTTATTTTGCTTCTGTTTAACGACGAGTTTGATGCAACCAACCGGTACATTGAATTTTAGTCGTCTAGATAGCGCACAAATATTCAGTGAAACCCTACCAATAAAGGATCCTATCTATGCAGTCAACTATAACATACTCAAGATATCAAATGGGGTAGCAGGTCTGCTCTATGCCAATTAAAATGCAGACTTATATAAATGGTGAAGAACTTGAGCACTATTGATCGATCGACCAAGGTCAGATTGGGGAGACACGCAACTGACGATCAGGCCGATAATACAATCGTGATCAATGCTTCGAATGCCCCAATATCAGCTCAGACACCAGGATCATTGTATATGACACCAGTTCGTAAGGTACCTGGAGGTAATACGAAAATTGTAGGTTACGACAATATAACAAACGAGATCGTAGATACTGATATAGACGAACAAGCCATTATACCAAGAGTCGTAGACTTTTATGCAAACATCGGTAATACTTTTACGAGTACAATCGTCTTCGAAGGAGAAAATAGCCTAATAACTACTGGAAATGTGGGAATATCAAATACAGAACCCATTCACACGTTGGATGTTGGTTCCAACCTTTGGGTCGATGATACCGGGTCCACAGTTCTCAATGTAACCGGTGGTGTACACATTGATGGTAACCTAGATGTTGAAGGACAGTTGACTGTCATAGAATCTCAAAACCTTCGGATCAGTGATGCTATCATTGAAGTTGGCAAAGGCAACACAACGGCGGATGTCGGTATGATGTTTGATCACCAAGGATCCAATGTCGTCGTGGGCTACAAAGATGATGAACTTATCATGGCTCACACACAATCTTCGGCTGACCAAACATCTTTCACTGCGAACACAGCAAATCCAATTAAGGCACACGTGTATGGTTACCTAGTGACACAATCAAATGTGGGTGTCATCAACACGAACCCGATTCACACTTTGGATGTCGGATCAAATTTGTATGTCGATGACGTCGCGTCAAATGTTTTGTACGTGAAGGGTGCGACAGACTTAGATGGTAATTTAATTGTCTACGAAAATGCATACATCGAACAAGACTTGCGTATCAAAGAAAATGCTTACGTGACTCAAGACCTCACAGTCACCGAAAATGTTTTGGTGTCTAACAACTTGACGGTGACCAAGGATCTGACTGTCAATGATAATGCTTACGTCACTCAAGACTTAACTGTCACCGAAAATGTTTTAGTGTCTAACAACTTGACAGTGACTAAAGATCTCGAAGTCACCGAAAATGTTTTGGTCTCAAACAATTTGACAGTGACCAAGGATGTTGAAGTTGTTGAAAATGTTTTGGTGTCTAACAACTTGACAGTGACTAAGGACCTCACAGTCAATGATAATGTTTATGTCACCCAAGACCTCACAGTCACTGAAAATGTTTTGGTCTCAAACAATTTGACGGTGACCAAGGATGTTGAAGTTGTTGAAAATGTTTTGGTCTCCAACAATTTGACGGTGACCAAGGATGTTGAAGTTGTTGAAAATGTTTTGGTCTCCAACAATTTGACGGTCACAAAAGATTTGACGGTCAATGATAATGCTTATGTGACCCAAGACCTCACAGTCACTGAAAATGTTTTGGTCTCCAATAATTTGACAGTCACAAAAAATTCTTACGTGACCAAAGATTTGACAGTCACTGAAAATGTTTTTGTGTCCAACAACTTGACCGTGACAAAAGATACAACGACTCAAGACATAAAGGTTACAACCTTAAGTGCTGGTCGAGTACCGTTCGTCGATGATAATAAATATCTCGTGGATTCCGCAAACTTCATATATGATACATCCAATAATAAGTTGACAGTAACCGGTGATATCGTCACGACGGGTAACATGTTCATCCAAGGTGAGACGACCTACGTGTCGACAGAAAATTTGGTCGTGAATGATGCCATCATAGGTATCGCAAACAACAACACGAGTGATACACTCGACATGGGTATTATCATGCAAAGACCAAGTAGTAATGTGGTGATTGGTTACCGAGGTGATGAGTCTGAAATTATCATGGCCCACACACTCGATGGCTTTTCGAACATTGAAATAACTCCGGATACTTCCAATTTGATTGATGTTCACGTGTATGGTCGCCTTAAGACCGACACTAATGTCGATGTTGGCTCCAACATTTACATTACTGATACGGGGAGTGCTGGTCTTATAAATGTGATCGGCAACGTCACAGCGACAACATTCAACGGAGATGGTGGTCTTCTTTCGAACATAGACCTCCAAGTTGTTTCTGATAAAGGTAACTCGACCACACAAACAGTTCAATTTACAAATCCAACGACCGCATTCACGACAGACTTGACATCCAATGTCCAACTTAAATTAGATCAACTGTCGAATGTAAACCTCGAGTCACTTTCAGAAGATCAACTTTTGGTATATGACGGTGCAAACTGGGTCAACGACTACAACGTGCACAACTTTGTTAAGATTAAGAACAATACCGGAGCTGATCTTTTAAAGGGTCAAGCCGTGTACGTAAAAGATGGATGGAATGCGAACGTGTCGAATGTCGCACTGGCTCAATCTGATAGTTCTGATACTATGCCGTCTATTGGTGTTATGCATGACACCGTAGCGAATGGTGGAGAAGGTGTGGCGGTCGCGTACGGTAAAGTACAAAACATTGATACAAGCAATTTTGAAGTTGGTCAGACCGTCTACGTGAGTAACACAGTCCCGGGTGGGCTTATGGGTACCAAGCCATATGGACTTACTGATCAAATTCAAAACGTTGGTATCTGTCTGATAAAGTCTACACAACAAAAACCAAATAAAGGTACCATCTTTGTGACGGGTGTTGGTCGCTCGAACGACATTCCAAATGCTCAAATTGTTCAAAATGAAACTGCCATTAACTATGTATACGTGAATGATACCAATAATGATTTGAAAAAAATTGTACCATCAAATCTCTTGACACAGCTTCAAACCCTACAGCAAGTGACGGATACCTCAAACACAACGTCGAATACCATTCGTTTTACAAATGCAACGACAGGTTTTGAGACAACGAGTAACGCAGTGATCGGTAGTAATATCTCCATCACAGGTCTCACACAAAAGTTTATTCCATTTGTTGGGGATGGTAATTTCCTTCAAGATTCTTCAATCAAAAAAGATAACGGTAACATTATCATTACTGCGGACACTGAAATTACTGGTAACTTGTTGGTAAATGGTAACACGTACACGATCTCTTCTTCTGAACTCATCATCGACGATCGAATCATTGCGATCGCAAACAACAATCCGAGTCACAACTACGATGAAGGTATCATCATGTTCCACCCGGGACACAACGTGGCGTTGATTCACCACGGAGACGAAGACCGTTTCTCTATGGGCTATACACAGAATACCGTGAATGCGACACACGTTCTACCGGATGATGGTAATACATTTGCTTTGGATGTCCTCGGTACGATAAGCACACAAAACAGCATTACAGTACGCGGGGGAGGTTCGTACTTTGGTGATGGTGGTACTTTGAGTAATGTGACATTGGAACGTGTCATCACATTGAACAATACGGCCGATAGCACGGTCATTTTTGACAACAAGACTGCTGCCTTCGTGACCAATGTGTACTCGAACACCGGTATCGCCAACTTGAACCCGATCCATATGTTGGATGTTGGTGCCAATGTTTACGTCGAGGATGGAGCCGCCGGTGGTACGATCAACGTGATTGGTAATGTGACTGCGACATCTTTTATTGGTGATGGTGGTCTTTTGTCCAACTTGGCAACAAACTTTGATGAAATTATCATCAACGGCAACACGACAACTGGTACGGCCATCTTCGATAATACGACCGCGGCCCTTGTCACCAATGTGTACTCGAACACCGGTATCGCCAACTTGAACCCGATCCATATGTTGGATGTTGGTGACAACATTTACATGGACAGTGTGAGCATCAATGTCACCGGTAATGTCGCGGCGACGAGGTTCATCGGTGATGGCGGTCTTTTGTCCAACTTGGCAACAAACTTTGATCAAATTATCATCAACGGTAACACGACAACTGGTACAGTCATCTTCGATAATACGACGGTGGCTCTTGTCACAAATGTATATTCGAACACGGGTATCGCCAACTTGAACCCCATCCACATGTTGGATGTCGGCGACAACATTTACATGGACAGTACGAGCATGAATGTCACCGGTAATGTCGTGGCTACACGATTCATCGGTGATGGTTCTTTTTTGGATAACATCGCTTCGACACTCGAGCAAATTATCATCAACGGCAACACGACGTCCAATACAGTCATTTTCGACAACACAATGGCATCCTTCGTGACCAATGTCTATTCTAATACCGGTATCGCCAACTTGAATCCAATTCACACGTTGGACATAGGTTCAAATGTTTGGTTTACAGACACCGAAAACTACAAGTTGAACATCAATGGAAATGCAATCATGAAGAACATTACACTGG